TTATTACTGGTGGTGGTGTTATATCTTTAGTTCATCAAACAGGTTCAAGTTTTGAAGTAAGCACTTCACCTGCATCAACTAATTATGGTCTTTTTATGGATGGAACCACTGTAAAACTTAAAAGCAATAGAGGTGCATCTGCAGATTTTAGATTAATTAGTTTTAGAACAAGAACAGCACAATAGGAGTTTATATGGCGTATTATAATTTTACAGAAATAGAAAGCTACACAGAAGATAGCGTAGCACATAAAAAATATAAAGTTGAACAATATAGTGATTCTGATAAAACAAAATTAATAGGCACTTCAGAGTTAATTACTTGTGGTGATAAAGTTGATAAACCACAAGATATAATGACTGAGATAGAGGGTTTAACCACACCAGAGGCAAACCCACCTTATACATCAAAAAGAAAAATGGCTTATCCAAGTATTGAAGAACAGTTAGATATGCAATATTGGGATTCAGTAAATGGCACAAGCACTTGGAAAGACGCTATAGCAAAAGTTAAATCAGATTTACCTAAATCTTAAAGGAGAAAAAAATGGCAGTAACAAAAAAAATAACTAAATGTATACCTTATATAAACTCGTCTAATAAAGTTGATAAGTGGGATATACAAATGAAATACGAAAATGACAGTGAGGGCGACAGCACTTACTGGACTTCTACTTTTAGCACTACAGTTAATCAAACAGATACAGACGCAAGCGGTAATACAACTACAAACTTTACATTAAAAGCTAAAGGTAGTTGGTCTAATTCTGATTTGCTAGCTATATGTCCTGTATCGCACTGGGACACTGTGTTTGCAAGTCAAGTAGATAGCGTTATAACCAACCCACCAACACAAAGCACACCCGATAACGACTTTAACGTGCCTAGTTAAATATGATCGATAGCGACGATAGGGTGCATTATAAAATGCAGGTTTTACCTGCTGTTTACGTATTAGAAACCCACATGCCTCAACAGATGATCGATGAGGTAAATGATTACATGGACGATTATAGAACCAGTAAACATAAACAATCTTTATCAAATACTTTAGTCGGCCAAATACATAAAGGTGAGCAACTGCTTTTAGATCATAACGATCAAAGAATGATTGGTTACAATAGATTTATAACAGCTTTATCAACAGAATATATAAACCAGTTTGCAGCCGCGGGAAACCCACTTAAATGTGCCAAAAGGGTAGAAATAGATGAAACCTGGTCTGTGCATAGTTATGACGGTGATTACAATCCCATACACGATCATGGCACAAAAACAATTATGGGTATATCGACAACAGCCTGGACAAAAGTGCCACCACAAATCGGAGCAGGTGCCGTTGCGAACACACCAACTTATTCTTTATATAATGAAAGCGGCCACTCAGATGGATGTATATCTTTTCAATATGGCAGAGTATCTGTTTTAGATAGTGAAAGGTTGACACCAGCTCAATCATTTGTAATGACACCAGAAGTAGGTAAACTATTAATATTCCCATCGTGGTTACAACACATGGTATATCCCTTCAAAGGCGAAGGCGAGAGAAGAACAATAGCATCCAACCTTAACTGTTGGGATGTAATAGATGAAAATAAACAAAACGAGGTAAAATAAATGGCGACGACAAAAAAAAAGACAGAAAATAAGGAAGTAGAATTAACTCCAGAACAACAAAACATGCAAGCACATATAAATAGCTTGACTAAAAAAATACAAGCACATCAATTTGAAATAGATGAGCTTTTACCAAGTTTGCGAACTTATACACAAACGTTGGCTGCTAGTTTGCAAAATACCGCCAACACAAACGAAGAGGAGAATAAAAATGACAGTAATTAATATATTTACGTGGATCTGCACCATAATAGCTATAGCATCGTTTATAGCTGCTATAACTCCAACACCTCAAGGTGATTGGTGGTTGAGCAAATTATATCGTATCATAGACTGGTGCGCTTTAAACATTTTAAAAGCGAAGGATAAATAATATGAAAAATTTAATAATAATAGTAAGTGCTCTATTTGTAACATCATGTGCAACTGTAGGCGCGGTAATAGATGGCGGCAAAGATTTAACAACCAGCGTTATAGACTCAACCGTAAAAACAGCAGGCAAAATTACAACATCTGCTCTTGAGGATGTAAGTGGAGTTATCGAAACTGTTGCTGACTCAACAGAAGATGTTGTTGAAAATGTTGTTGATGAGGTTGACGAGCAAACAGATGAATTACAACAAAAAGAAGAAGAGGAAAGTAAATGAACTTCATCAAAAGATTTTGGAATAACCTTACAGGCACAGAAGAAGTCAAAGTCCGAACCAGAAACAAAAAAGGGCATTACGTGGCAGATGATAAATCTACGCCCGATGTAAACGAGGCATGGACTACTAAAAGAGTCAAAAAAAATAAAAAATAATGACCACAGTCAAAGACGCACTAAATAAAATTGAATCACACGAAAGAGAGTGCAGAGCTCTGTATAAAAGTATAGATAAGCGTCTTGAGGACGGATCTAAGAGATTTGATAAATTAGAAAATATGATTTGGGCGGTCTATCCTTTTATTGTCGGAGCCATAGTTATTGCAGAGCTGATCTAATATGGACTCAGCAGTTACCCTAATCCAAGAGGTTGGATTTCCTATAGCAGCAGCAATAGGTTTGGGGTGGTTCATTTATAAACTTGTCATACGTATAGTCGACGGCATGGAAACAAAGCTAGATACTGTTGATGAAAAAGTTGAAGGTCAAATATCTGCACTAGAGGAAAGGCTAGGCACAAAACTTGATTCACAACATGGTATTTTGGTAGCATTGATAGATAGAGTGCGCAGCTTAGACAATGAGATAATAAGACAAGATACACTTATTAAGACTATACTAGGTGTACCACAATTAATTGACAGTAACAAAATAGCTAAGGCAGACAGGGATGACCAAAGAAAAGACTGAACAACAAAAGTTACAAGACGAAATAGCTAAAACTAAAATAGCAACATGGGCCTTTTTTATTGGTGCTATTATGTTTGCTTTCATTTTTGCACAAAACATCTTTTCCGATGAGATAAAATTTCAGTTTAAATCTCCAAGTTTTTCTGGTGTTGGACAGAGCGCACATTATTTAACTATTGAACAACAAGAGTTTTCAAGACGCGAGCAATTAAAGGCAGATTTGAAGGCCCTAGAGGAGCAAAGAAAACGTGATGAGGAAAATTCTGTGGTAAGCAGATTTACTCGTAATCTTGAGTCACGGATCTTTGCTCAAATTTCCAGACAAATAGTAGAACAACTTTTTGGCGAGAATCCAGCAACCACAGGATCTTTTACATTATTTGACAACATCATTAGTTGGTCCAGCGACGGGACTTACATAACCCTCACTATATACAATACGCTAGATGAAACAACTACTGAAATTACCATACCTATTGGCGACTTTGGGTTTGGTGGCTAGTTGCGTTTCGCACACCAAACTAATATCTCCATGTCTTACAAACCCAGAGGGTGATTATAAAGATGTTGTATCAATAGTAAGTAAGGCTAAGTGTTTTTCTAAAGACGCTTTTATAAACGAACCGATTACTAAAGAAATACAAGAAATACCCGCACCCGAAGTACAACCTGTGGCAGCGGTATATAAGTTTGCAGATTACACGGGTCAAAGAAAATCCGTGGATGGCTACGCTAATTTCAGCACAGCCATGACTCAAGCACCAGAGGTTTACTTAATTAGAGCATTAAAACAGTCTGGTTTTTTTCGCGTAGTTGAGCGAGGCGGCATCGATCACATTACGCGTGAAAGGCAGATTATTAGATCGACTAGAGAAAAGTTTGAAGATGAAACAAAACAACTTCCCCTGTTGTTTGCTGGTGTTATTATAGAAGGAGGTATCGTAGATTATAATACCAACCTTACTAGCGGCGGTGCAGGCGCAAGATATTTAGGCGTCGGCGCCAGCAAACAGTATCGTGAAGATACAGTGCTTGTTTCAATACGTGTTGTATCTGTAAGCACCGGTGAAATATTGTTAGAAAATCTTACAACAAGGACAATTTTATCAGTAGGCTTATCGTCTGACATATTCAGGTTTCATTCAAACGACACAGAATTGGTAGAGTTTGAAACAGGAAATGCTATGAATGAAAGTAAGTCTATCGCTTTGCAATCGGCTATAGAAATTGGTATTGTAGATATTATCAAACAAGGTCGCGAACGAAATTTTTGGCAATATGCAAATGAATAAATATTTATTTTTACTTTTTTTCTCGCTTTCAATTTTTGCGGACAATGAAATCTACGTAGATCAAAGCGGATCAAACGCCACCATAGACCTTGAACAGTTAGGATCATCAAACCTTATTGGTGGCACATCTGCGGTATCTGGCACAATGACTGCTCTTGACCTAGACGGCACAACCATGGCATTAGACATCAATCAAATCGGATCAAGTAATATATTTAGATCCGACGCCATAGACGGTGATAACTTTACAGGTTTCTTTGAGTTTGATGGCGATAGCAACGTTTGGGATGTTTTGATGAACTCTACTGGCTTAATTACTGCTGACTATGTTGATCTAAATATAGATGTAACAGGCTCAAGTAACGAGGCTGATATAAAAATAGGTGAAAACGCTAACTCTTCCTATCTTAATTTAGATTGGATAATACTGGGTGATAGTAACGAGTTAGATTTTGACATTGACTATGAAAACGCAACCAACTATATGGATATAAACGGTAGTTCAAATACTATTAATTTCACAGGTAGTGGTTATAGCGGTAACACGGCGGCGACCTCGGCATACTTTAATTTAGATCTTGACGGTAGCAGCAACACTATGAACATTACCCAGGCATCTACATTAGCACGTGATTGGTTACAAGTTATTGCAAATACAAGTAATTCTAATATCTGTATTATTCAAAATGACGGTGGTACCACCACTTCATGCTGATTCAATAGGTGATATAACAGAATTAACAGGTTACGGTAGAGTCTATCGCGATGAGCCGTATGACGCAGCTTTAGACTTCGATATAAATTCTTTAGACAATGTGCAAACTAGCGCAGGTCGGATTGCTATTACATTTCTCGATGAGTCCACGGTAAAACTTACCGAACACTCTGAACTTCTTATTGATGAATATATTTATGATCCCAACCCAGATAAATCTAAAATGGCTCTCCAGTTCGCTAGCGGCACCATTCGGTTTATTAGCGGTAATGTAAACAAACTTAACAAAAAAAACATAACCTTATCTACTCCTAGCTCGCAGATTTTTGTGCAAGGTACAGATTTTGTTTGCACTATCGATATTACTGGCAAAGCATTAATAATTTTATTACCAAACGAGTTTGGAGACGCAAGTGGCGAAATAGTCGTGCAAACAGCTATGGGACAACAAGTGCTAAATAAACCATTTCAAGCAACAACAACTTCTGCTTATGACGTTGCGCCAACAAAACCAGTAACCTTAGACATAGATTTAAACTTTATAGATAACATGCTTATTGTTTCACCACCCAAAGAACAACTTGTAGAAAGTGAAGAAACACAAACAGAACAAGCGGATTACTTAGAGTTTACCGATTTAGATATAGATTTTTTATCAGATGAGGATATTTGGGATGAAGAAGATAATATTGACTTTTCAGAGCTCGACATAGACTTACTAAACGTAAATCTGTTAGAAGATTTACTTGATGTTCTAGATGAGCTTGATGTAAAAGACGAGGATAATCTAGCAGATTTTTCAAGCGGTATTCAATTAGTCGGAACAAACTTTGGACAAGATGTAGAAACACAGGTGACAACTATAATACAAGGCAGTCAAATAAAATTTATGCGTATGGTAAATCAAAGAGCGCAGGTTTTAGTAAACAGCGATCAAGCATATAACATAATATTTACCCAAGATGGAGTTTCAAAAGTAATACAAGTTAATGGCACGGCTGACTCAACAATCAACATAACGCAAAGCTCTGGATGAAAAAAGTAATATTCATAGTATTTATAATACTTGCATTACCACTGTTGTTTCAGTTATACCCTTTGCAAATATTAAAATTACAAACTTTCGATATTTTTGTTAAAAAATACGATCCAAGTGGTAATTTTGTAGTGTTAAACATTACGCAAGAGGATATTCAAAAATCTGGTGGGTGGCCTTTTCCTAGACAAGAGTTAGCACAAATACACGTTGATATTTTAAATGCAGGAGCAATAGGAGTTGGGTGGGTAATATCCTTGCCAAATCCAGATCGTTTTGGTGGCGATGAAATGTTTTTAAATGCACTACAATATAGTCCTAGCGTTTTATCTATGTTTGAATACCCTAATCAAATATATCCAAAAACTAGCGGTACTGTCTTACTTGGTGAAAATATTAGTGGTATTATGGCCAAAGGAGTTGTAGCAAACGACCCAATATTCATAGATGTTCCTCAAGGTTTGTCAACGGCTCCTACAGAAATCGATAACCTTGTAAGACGTATGCCTTTGCTCATGCAAACGCCAGATGGCTTTGTTGCATCTTTTGGCACAGAAGTTCTTAAAGTTTTAGCAGGATCAAAAACCTACATTATAAAAGGCGATGATAATGGTATGCGTCAAATTACCGTGCAAGGTTTACCACCTGTAGACGTAGATAATCTAGGGCGTAAATGGATTTCTTGGGTGGACACACCACAAACCAACCTAAATGATTTAGAGGTATTTGGTAAGTTTGTTTTTGTATCTGTAAATGCACCAGGCGTATTCCCCACCGTTGCAACACCTGTAGGACTGCTTTCGCCTCACGAAGTACAGGCAGCTCTTGCAGAATCTATACTTATACAAGACTCACCCTACGTGCCAGATTGGGCTATAGCAGCTGAACTGCTTATGTTCGTTATTTGTTTGATTATAGTATCAATTATTTTTGGCTATTTAGGAATGACACAATCACTAATATTTGGTGGTTTATTTATGGCTGCGACCTTTATAAGCGGTGTTTATATTATAAAGACTGGCTATCTTGTAGATTTTTCTTGGACTTTTGTATCAGAGTTTGTGCAAGGTAGTGCTATTTTTTATGTTCGGTTCAGACAACAATATAAACTTCGACAACAAATAAAAAAACAATTTGAGCATTATCTTGATCCACGCCAGGTTAAATTACTGCAAGATGATCCAAGTCTTTTAAAACTAGGTGGTGAGAAGAAATATTGCAGCTTTGTTTTTACTGATTTGAGGGGATTCACTTCGCTCTCAGAAAAATTATCTCCAGAAGAAGTAACTGACATTATGAACAAAACTTTAACAGTACAGGTAAACGCTGTTCAAAATTTAATGGGCGCTACAGACAAATTTATCGGGGACGCGGGAATGTATTTGTTTGGTGCACCTTTAGACCTTGAGGATCACGAAACTAAAGCAGTCCAGGCTGCAATAGATATTCAAAAAGGTATAGCAGAACTTAATAAGACACTTTCTGTCCCAGTAGCCTGTGGCGTGGGAGTAAACACGGGTTTTGCTTGTGTTGGTAACATGGGTAGCGAAACAAGGTTTGATTACTCTGCTATTGGGGATGCAGTAAATATAGCTGCAAGATTGGAGTCAGCAACAAAAGAAGTCGGTGAGGATATACTGATAGGTGAAGAAACTGCAAAAAATTGTAAAATTGTATTAAAATTACTAAAACCCATAAAAGTTAAGGGTAAAAGAAAAAAACTTAACATATACACAGTAGAGGATTAAATATGAAAGCAATACTCAAAAACATAGTAGGTGCAGTAGCTCCTACATTAGGTTCAGCTATAGGTGGTCCTATGGGAGGCATGGCTGCAAATATGCTAGCAGATGTTTTAGGTGTACCAAACGACCAAAAATCAATAGAAAAAGCCATACAAAATGCTACACCAGAACAAATGTTAGAGTTAAAAAAAGCAGAACAACAGTTTGAAGTACAAATGAAGGAGCTTGATGTTGATGTTTTTGAGCTAGAAACAGCAGACAAACAACATGCCAGAGGTATGTTTAGCAAAGATTGGACAGCTAGGATTATCGGTGTTGCAACAATTGCAGGTTTTTTAGGCTATATATTCTTAGTAACATTACAACCGCCAGAACAAAACAGTGAGGCACTTATAAATTTAGTATTAGGATATTTAGGTGGTTTAGCAAGTGCGATCATATCTTTTTACTTTGGAGCGTCTCATAAGGGCGACGACTAATGGCTAAATCACCCGACGCCTTTGTTTACAAGTGCAAACTAAAAAAAGTTATAGACGGAGATACCGTACGTTTAGAAACCATAGATCTTGGATTTTCAGTGCAATTACATAATAAATCCGTACGAATTAATGCGATTGATACGCCCGAATCTAGGATTAATATTAAAAAATATCCAGAGCGAGCTAAAGAAAAAGAACTAGGATTACTTGCTAAACAGAAGTTGAAAGAATGGTTGGTAGGTGATATAACCTTAAAGTCTTACGGCACCGACAAATACGGTAGGGTGCTGGGAGATATATTTTGCGAGAAAGGAAATGTGGCAGAATTACTTAAAACAGAAAATTTGGCCGTCGATTACTTTGGCGGAACAAAAGTCAAAAAATGGGGAGAATAATATGCAAATATCACAGGAGGGCATTGCCCTTATAAAAAAATTTGAGGGTTGTCCAAAAAATTCAAAAGGCGATGCTGTATCTTACAGATGCGCTGCTAATAAAAAAACCATAGGGTTTGGTTCCTTGAAACTGATAGACGGTAGTCCAGTTGAAGATGATATGACCATAACCATGCAAGAGGCAGAAGAATTGTTAGCGCATGAATTAAAAGAATATGAAGGATATATAAATGAAATGGTAGAATGTGTCCTAACACAAAATCAATTTGACGCGATGGTATCGTGGGTGTTTAATCTCGGACCTACAAACCTTAAAAATTCTTCCCTTTTAAAAATTCTGAACAGCACTCATGTTGATTGGGCAGACATACCGCACCAAATTCAAAGATGGAACAAAGTCAATGGCAAGGTAAATGAGGGTTTAGTAAGACGAAGAGAGGCAGAGGCTTTACTATTCGAGGGTAAGGAATGGCA